CCACCATCAGGAACGGAAACACCTAGACCTGCCTCAATGTAAGGAGAGAGACGACCAGTTTTCCATTCGTAACCGACACGTCCTTGATGAACAGCTTTGCTGTAATCATCATCGGTGCCTTTAAATTCGTGTTTGGACTCAACGTATGGTCCTGCAAGGGCAGGTGACGCCAGTGCTGAGGCAGCCAGTGCGGCAAGAGCGATTGCTTTCATTTGTTTGGAATTCCTTTGTGAAAAATGGATCAACGACTTTTGATCCAATAGTAATTTAGCACTGCTTAATCTAGATGTAAACTAAGGTTAGGTTAACCTTAAAATAAAAATGGGTCTCGGTTAGGAGACCCACATGTTTAGCGAATGAACTTATCCATCCTCAGTTTAATGTAATACATTCCGATGACCCAGAGGGAGAAGAGAAACCCTTCTCCATAGGACATAGAATTCCATGCGTGAACTACATCCATATCAGTCCTCTGCAAGTTTAGCAAAGTAGGAGAGAGCATCGTCGTCTTCAACGATTGCCTCTTCCTTCACAGGAGAAGGAGTGATGTCAGGTGCGTTGAAACCATCGCTTGCCTGATCATAGTTACTACGAACTGGTTCGTACTCTTCATCATCAACAGAAGGACGAGCAGGAGGACGCTGGGAAATACCAAGCACCATGTTCAAACGACGCTCAAGATCCTCGTAGGACTTGAACTGATCCCTAGCAGTGAATGCTTCGAGAGAGTGTTCCTGCTTCCAAGTTGCTTCAAGTTCATCATCATCTGCACTAAGAGCAGAGACGTTATCAAACTCAGAACTATCATAGTTCCAGTAACCTGCAACCTTCTTGATCTTCAGTTTGAAGTTAGCACCTTCCCAAAGGTCAAAGACGTTGACTGGTTCTTCGTCTTGGAACTCAGGTTGCATAGCAGCAAGGATCTTATCATGGATCTTCTTGCCATACTTGTAGAGGAATACCTTACCCTCATTCTCAGGATGCTTTGGATCCTTCACGACATAGATGTTGCTGTAATACTGAAGCTTACGCTTCTGCTTACGAGCAGTCTCTTTGTCTTCATCACTACCGCTGTTCCAGAGACGGCGGTTGACTTCACCAACGGGATCCTTCTCGTTGAGTGTAGTCAGGGAGTTCTCGATGTACCAACCACCAACACCTTGGAAGGCGTGAGAGTACAGTTTTGCCCATGGGATGGTCTCACCCTCAGGAGCAGGAAGGAAACGGATAACTGCGTACCCGTTGCCAGAAGCGTCAACCTCTGGTTTCCAGAAGCGGTCATCAACGTTCTTACCGCTGGATGACTTCTCCAATTCCTTCTGTAGGTAGGAGAAATTGTTCTGGGATTTACGCTTAAGATCTGCAAAAGACATAGGATTACCTCGGATTTGTTTTGGATTTGGTCTGTGTGTGTTGGGTCTTACGTGCGAACCAGTCTCCCAGTCCCTTCTGCCCAACGATGTAATGGTAGCAGGTCAGTGACGTAGCGTCAACCTCCTGCCTCCAGTTGTTGCTTCATGTGTGCCACTTTATTGAGTAGCTCTTGAAACATTTCTTCGATGGTCTTGCCAGGAGTTGCACCTAGCATGACAACACCCTGCTTCATGGTCTCGACGACGGACTTTGCTTCAGGGTCTTCGCTCAGTTTAGCACGAGCGTAGAAAATTTGTTGCTTTCCAATAAGTTTTTCTAGTGCTTCAAAGTATTCCATCTTCCTCTCTGGTTCGAGGAGGATGAAATTCATAGCAGATCTGAAACAGAACTGCTGTAACTCCAGCATCTCTTGAATGTCACCCTTGACAATTTCCGACTTAAAGAAACTCATACTAGCATTAACTTCGCACGACTTGTTTTTTTCATAAAGTTTAACTGCTGTGCCTCATGGCGCAACTTTTCTTTCAGCGGTTTGCTGATCAGTTTATTGACACTATCTAGTTCAATCTCATTCATTTCACAATAGTGGATAACCGAATCAATGTAATTCATGTCTGGATTGTGTAATGCAATCTTCTCCACTTCCTGCGAAAACTTCGCAGATGTCATAAATTTATCCTCTAATAATTGTTTTTTGTCCATATCGTTCTTGGTATTCGTCGATGTAACTCATTAGTTTCATAAAGAATTCTTTCTTAGGAGGATGCACGACGACTTGAGTTTCCCCATTCTCACAAGCAACGATTGTCACGAGTTGTTTAACAGTCAACCCGTAGTTTTCTTGCAGCATACATGCATATGCTGTCTCCTGAACGAAGTAGTCGTAAAGATATTTCTCACGCTTAGGTTCTTCTGCTGTCTTGAAATCAATGATAGACAACACGCCGTCGAACTCAGCGATACAATCTACGCGCCCTGCTAACTCTAAGTGTCTAGAGTACAGTGCTGCTTCCTGTAAGTAAATATTATTTATACGGTCCAGAACAGACCTACTGTGGTGAAACATCAACACAGGAAGCGGGAACTTACTATACTTTTTTAGGTTCAGATTATTGTTAAAGTAATCCTCTGCAATAGAGTGATACTTTGTGCCACGACCAGTGGCACGTGCAGACTTAGCATTTGCTGCCTTCTCACCAACACGAGCACGCCACCTAGCAATGCCCGCCATCTTTTCTTTGTTGTTGCTAATCACTGTGGTGACAGACGGGAACTTGAAACCTTCTGGTGTCAGGTACATGCGTTTGCCATCCACCATCTCAGCAGACATTTCAATAGGTTCGATCTCACCTACGTGATTGAACAACTTCATAGACCTAGATTAATTTTGTTGATGAGGTAAGACTTGACTAGACCAGAACGAACGATGTCATCGATACCGAACTCAACCATCGCAAACTCAGGCATGTTCTGTAGGATGCGTTGGAAGTCAATGATACCTGTGCGTTCACTGATTTTCTGTAGGTCAGTTTGTGCTGCGTCACCACAGAAAATAATCTTACTGTCTTGACCAACACGAGTGATGATACTATCAAGTTCGTGGAAGTTCAGGTTCTGACACTCATCAATAATAACAATAGAGTTATCTAGTGTAGTACCACGAATGAAACTGGTAGACCAGAAAGAGATAGTTTCTTGTGCCTTCAGATTATCATACAACATTTCGTATGAATTGTCATCTGGCATTTCAAACATGGATTGCACCATGTTTTTGTAAGGGATCTGATAGAGAGAAGACTTATCTTCATGGTCGCCTGGTAGGAAACCAATCTCTCTAGTAGCAACCAGAGAGCGGACGATATAGATCTTTTCATATGGTGTGTACTCATTCAGCACATCTTTGAGTGCCTTGTAGAGTGCCACGAAGGTCTTACCTGTACCTGCTACACCATAGGCATAGATCATCTTACCTTCATCCCATGCATCAAACATCACCTTCTGATTATCAGTCAGTGGTTCAATGGGAAGCATGTAGTCTTCACTAATAGGTTTGCGACGCTTGCGTTGCTTCGCTGTCATACCGTCGCCAGGTGCTTTGGTAGTCTTCTTTCTTGCAGGCATAGTTAGTTGTACTTTTCAGTGATACTTTTGTTTGTTGGTGCTTTGGGAGCGATCTTGTTCTTCATGATGTCATGGAAACCAGGATGAGTTTTCCTCATCTTGTCTCTCCAGTCGCCCACCTCTCCAGAGTTAGGACAAGTAGATGGATCACTCCAATCTCTATCCCAATCAGGATTATCAACCTTCCACTGATCCCATTCAGTGATAGAAATCCTGACATCTTTCTGTTCGCCAGTGACTTTATTAATTACTGGATACGTCGGCATCTTTTTTCTCCTTGTTAAATCCGAAAGGTGCAAGTTTATCTTCCACTCGCTTCTTCATGACAACACCAGCAAGTGCTTCCATGATCTTCAGAACTTGCTCAGGTTTAGCACCTTCACCTAGTTCCTTAGCGATGTAATCATACTTAGGCCAAAAGTCCTCGCCTGCTTCTTTGTATTCTTCTAGTGTAATAGGTTTCATAACCACTCCAGTGCTTCAGCACAAATAGGGAACTGTTCACAGAACACACGACGTGCATCCAATGCAATGTCCATGTGTTCTTTCTGTGTACCATTAGCAGAACGTAAATCAATATAATGGATCCAAGAACGAACTGAACCTGTCATGTAGATTTTAGTTGGCACTGCTAAAGGTAGCACCATTCTAGCACATTCTTTAGCAATTCCTAAGCGCAACATCTGCTGATAGATATCCATGCTGCTTTCAAAGTGTCGCTTGATAGTAATCTCAAGTTCTTGCTTGGTGAAAGGATCAACATCATCAATAGAGTTCTGTCTGTTCTTGGTATCCTGAGAGCGTAGATCAAACAAAGGAATACTTTCTGCCAGCATAGAACTGTCAGCATACCGCTGAGAAAACTCTTGATATGTGAAGCTACGATGCCTCAAAATTTGAGCTGCGATTGCTCTGGTAGTAGAGATCTCTAGTGTCATGTGTGCTTGCTCAAATACAGACCAGTGGTTGTGTTTGATGCAATACTTTAATAGACCAGCAACCTTAGGGTTATCCTGATTGTTGGGGTTGCTCACTCGTGCCACGTAACCCATCGTCTTTTCTGCGTCTGGAGTTACTGTTACTAGTTTCACTGAGTTCATTGCTAAATCCTTTCTCCTGCTTGCGGCGTTGTTGTTTTGCTTTTAATTGTATTTTTGCTTGGACTAACTGAAGTGCCATGTATTGTAACTCATATTCTGAGTACAAGTTGGGGTTCTTCTGTGCTTCTTTAATTGCTCTTTTTGCTAGTCGAATTTGGTCTTTTAATCGTGTCATAGTACGCTTTATAGTAGGCAACAATACCATCTGTCCTCACGTTGCCTTGGGATACCCAATCGTGAACACATTCATAGATACTCTGACTGCTATAACGCGGTGATCCGTCTGAGCACATCTCAGATCCAAATTTATGCAGCAGGATGTTTAATCCTTGCGTTCTTACGTCCATTCGTTCGTCACTGTAGCGCCAGTCAGTCTGCATATCCGTCATCGTCGTCTCCCCCTTGATAAAAACCAAACATAGGATTACCTACATCTGATTTATAAGCTTCCACATCTGAGTATACTTCACTCTCTAATGCGTTTACTAAAGACTTAAGGTTCTTGACAATGAGTTTCAGTTTTTCTCTATCCATATATTTATGGTAAGGTGAGTTTAGTATAACACAAAAAAAGGAGGGGGACAACCCCTCCTTACGATTTACTTTAGGATGTAGCTACATACCCTTTTGCATGAACCTTGGTCTAATAGATCGCACTCTATTAAACACTCGAAATAGTCATTAAGTTTTTGATTTTCTACCTCCAGTCCATCTAAAGTTTGTTCAAAATGTCGCCACTCATCTAACTGAGAGCGTGATAGTAGATTGTGCATGGTCTTCCTCCAAGCAATGAACCATAATATAGGGAGGGGTAAGGTTTCATTGTTTCACCTCGCATAATTCTATTACTATCTATAATAGTTTATGTATCGTAGTATACATTTATTGCATTTTTACACAACTACAAAAAAAGAGAGACTACTTAATGTAGTCTCTCCTATTATATGCTGGTAAAGAATACTTTGTATCTAACCAGTCAGTCAAATGAATACGATAGCAGGACCAGTATGTTACTCCTCTATATCTGAGTTGATAACACGCTGGAGGTCTGCTGTCCTTGTCCATATCATCATAATGATATGTGTAGTTGTTCATTTGTTGTATACGTGACCTCTGTAGCAGTACGTGCCATGGGTCTCTTTGACCTTCTCGCAATCCACATTATACTCAACGCCGCGATAAGCAGTGTGAGAAATCTGTGCATCGTGGAGTGCAG